AGTCATCTGGCTGCTCATAATGTCCAGGAAAACAATGCATACAACTATAACATGATTGATCCCATCCCATTGGACATTTCTTTGTCTCTTTTGCTTCATGCGTATAAATATATTTTTCTTCATAATAACTCATAGGTTTTGACATATTATACTTCCTCTTTTTCCGCTAAATCGTAATCTGAACCATTCACAAATTCTCCATCTGTATTTGTGTCACAATATTCAAGTGCATATTCTTCTACATCAACGCAATCAGAATGC